CTCAAGCAGACACGCAGTACGACTACGAAGCTGCCGACGAACTCTTCACTAACTGGAAGGAACGTCAAGGTGCCGTAGCTAAGACTGTAGCTGCTGAGAAGCAAACAAGGAAATCCGCTGTTAAAGCTGCCTCTACCGGTAGCACCAAAGGAAATGGAGAACAGCGAGCGAAGAAGATATATCGACGCTCAGACATTATTAAACTAATGCAGGACAATCCAGAACGGTATTTAGCTTTATCTGATGAAATCACTAGGGCTTATGCCGAGAAGAGAGTCCGCTAACTAAACTCTTTTATTATAAGGTATTAAATTATGACTGATTCAACATATCCCAACATGGGCGGTGCGGTAGACAACACTAGCGCTGCTACTTTTATCCCAGAAATTTGGAGTGACGAAGTTGTTGCTGCATACAAGTCTAACTTGGTTCTGGCTCCTCTGGTCAAGTCTTTGGGCATGACTGGTAAGAAAGGCGACGTTGTACATATCCCTAAGCCTGTTCGTGGCGATGCTCACGCTAAGGTTGAAGGCCAAGCTGTAACCATTCAGAACGCTTCTGAGGGTGAAGTACAGGTTGTTATCGACAAGCACTTCGAATACTCTCGTATGATTGAAGACATCACCGAGACTCAGGCTCTGGCTTCTCTCCGTCAGTTCTACACTGGCGACGCTGGTTATGCTCTGGCTAAGCAGGTTGATACTGACCTGACTAACCTCGGTAAGTCTCTGGGTGACGGCGATGGTAGCGACTGGACTCACAGTGCTTCTTTCCAGATTGACCCTACTTCCGGTCTTCTTGAAGCATACAGCGCACAGGGTGCTGCTGAGTGTGGTGATTTTTCTGACCTAGCTTTCCGTGCTTTGATTCAGAAGATGGATGATGCAGACGTTCCTATGGACAACCGCTGCTTCGTAGTTCCACCTTCACTGCGTAACGCTATCATGGGCATTGACCGCTACAACTCTTCTGACTTCGTAGATGGTCGCGGTGTTCAGAACGGTCAGATTGGTACTCTGTACGGCATTGACGTATTTGTATCAACCAACGCTGCTACTCTTGAAAGTGGTGTTAAAGGCGCACAGCTTCTGCACAAGGACACTTTTGTTCTGGCAGAGCAGCAGGGCGTTCGTTCACAGACTCAGTACAAGCAGGAGTTCCTCGGAACCTTGTACACTGCTGACACTCTGTACGGCACTAAGGTCTTGCGTCCAGACGCTGGATTCGTACTTGCAGTAGATGCATAAGTAGTAACCAAGAGGGGCTTCCTGTAACAGGGGAGTCCCTTTTTCTACTTTCCCCTCCTCTCATACTTGAACAGGTTTCTTGATGTCTAATTATATTAAAACTACTAACTTTGCTGCTAAAGATTCTCTGCCGTCTGGTAACCCTGCTAAGATTGTTAAAGGGACGGAGATTAACACTGAGTTTGACAACATAGCTGTAGCTAGTGCTACTAAACTAAATTCCTCAGCCGTTTCGACTTTTGGTGGTACACTGATTGACGATGCGGACGCTTCTGCTGCACGTACTACCCTAGGCTTGGGCACTGCTGCCACTACAGCCTCTACGGACTACGCTACTGCTGCGCAGGGCACCACAGCCGATGCCGCACTACCTAGAACAGGTGGAGCGATGACAGGCGCAATAACAACCAACAGCACCTTCGATGGACGAGACGTAGCCACAGACGGCACTAAGCTCGACGGTATCGAAGCTGGTGCAACCGCTGACCAAACTGCTGCCGAGATTAAGACAGCGTATGAAAGCAACGCTAACACCAATGCTTTTACTGATACAGATGAAACTAAACTGGACGGTATCGAAGCTGGTGCAGATGTAACCGACACCACTAACGTTGTAGCATCCCTATCGGCAGGCACAGGCATTAGCTTGTCCGCTGGTGGAGAGATTGCTAACACAGCTCCTGACCAAACCGTAGCACTTACGGGTGGCACTGGTATTTCTACTTCGGGTACTTACCCTAACTTTACCATTACTAATGATTCTCCTGACCAGACTGTCGCATTGACAGGCGCTGGTGGTACTTCCATTTCAGGAACATATCCTAGCTTTACAATTACTAGCACTTCTTTTGCACTTCCCGTGGCTACTGACACAACTTTAGGCGGCATTGAGCTGTTTAGTGACACAGACCAAACTGTAGTTGCTAATGCTGTAACTACTACTGCTGCAAGAACTTACGGTATCCAGTTAAACAGCGACGACCAAGCCGTTGTCAATGTTCCTTGGACTGATACTACATACACCGTGGGCGATGGTGGTCTTACCGAGATTAACTTTACCTCTGCCGACAACACTAAGCTAGATGGTATTGAAGCCAGTGCAGACGTAACGGACACAGCTAACGTCACTGCCGCTGGTGCTTTGATGGACTCTGAGGTCACCAACCTAGCACAGGTTAAAGCTTTTGATTCTACTGACTATGCTACGGCTGCTCAGGGAGCTACGGCTGACGCTGCGCTACCTAAAGCTGGTGGTACAGTAACAGGCACTGTTGTCTTTGAAGCAGCGATTACAGAAGACGCAGAAACCCTTACAGGCACAGCAACCACTATCGACCTAGCGACTGCGACTAACTTTACACACACCCTGACAGGTGCCACAACGTACACCTTCAGCAACCCGGCAACCACAGGCAATGCTACAGCGTTCACCCTGAAAGTTATTCAGGACACCACAGCCCGTACAATTACTTGGCCTGCTAGTGTTGACTGGGCGGGAGGCACAGCGCCTACCTTGACAGCAACCAGTGGCGGTGTAGATGTGTTTGTGTTCTATACTATTGACGGTGGTACTACTTACTACGGCTTCACGGCTGGACAGGCGATGGCATAATGAGTACAGTAGCTAAGAAACTTCAAACAGCTTTTACAGTATCTGGCGATGGCTTGGGTGAGACTTTTGATAGTGCGCTGCTTATGGGGGAAAACGAAGCTACTACTTTAGACCTTACTGACCCCCTAGGCATAACCCAAGTTTCTGCAATTAATAATGAATCTGGTTTTAATGACCCCAGTTTCAACGCAGCGGGGTTTGATAAAACAAATTTAATTGGTATTTGCTCTAACGCTATTACCGATAAAATTGTGTTTACAGATGCAAGCAACCCTTCAAGTTTTTCTGTAAACGGTAGTTATGACAATATTGCCTATATAAATAATCCTAGAAGTGAAATAGCCGTAGATTCCGCAAACGAAGTTTGTTTCGTAACATCCGCCTCCACACCCACCGCAAGAAGCGGTAAAACAATACAAGTTTTAGATTACAGTACAATATCTAGCCCTACGTTAGGCACGTTTTTTGATTTAGGAACAGACGGTAATTCTAATAGATACGGAACAACAATAGACGAAACAAATCAAGTATTGTATTCTACAACAGCTAACAGAATTTATGCATACGATGTTTCAGATTTAGCAGGTAGCGGTATTGTTGAGCTGGATAACTATTTTAATACCAATTTCGGCGGTGCGCGTGGCATGGTTGTTGATGTAGCTAATGAGGTTTTGTATGTTTGTAACTATACAGCAGATAAGCTTGTTTCAGTAGATATTAGCGATACTTCAAATTTAGCTATATTAGACAATGTTACGGATGCTACTAATTTAAATAATGCTTATACTGTAGAATTAGACACCTACCGAAACTTAGCTTTTGTATATTGTGTAGGCGGTGCTATAAACTGTATTGATATTAGTGACCCTTCAAACATGGTACTTAAAAGCACTTTAACTGGTTATGGTGGCAGCGGTACAGAGCAAACTATTGCCATTGATACTTTTAAAAAACTAGTATATCTTAAAGCCAGACTTAACTCAGGTAATCGTATTCACGTAGTTAGCTATACCCCTTCGGGTGCAATGACAGCAGAAGGTTCTACAGCTTTAGGCGCTAGCAATGATGGCGGAATTTTAAATATATACAATAAAGTTTAAAGGATTTTTTATGTACGTTAAAACATTAAACAATGAAATACAAGAGTTTCCCTATAACGTTAGGAAGCTAAAGGAAGACAACCCTAACACGTCTTTTCCTGCAAAACCTTCTGAATCTTTGTTAGAAGAATACGGAGTTTATTCTGTAGTTCGTGCAGAAGACCCAACCTTAACACATACTCAAACCGCAGACCACGCTTCAGCGCCTGTGCTTGTAGAAGGTGTATGGACACTGCCTTGGGTTGTACGGGACAAGACAGCAGACGAAATAGCCTCAGAAGCTAAAAGCGTGCGTTATGAGCGTGATGAGCTACTGACCCAATGTGACTGGACGCAGATGCCCGACAGTCCTTTAGACGACAACACAAAGGCTTCTTGGGCTACTTACCGCACAGAGCTACGTGACATATCGGAACAAGCAGGATTTCCAACTGACATTACTTGGCCTACAGCGCCTTAATTCAACCACGAGGATATAACATGAAAACATTACTAATCGCGACACTTTTCGTACTTGCTGGCTGCAACACTTTTAACGGTGCTATTGACGGTTCACAGCAGATTGTCAACTCAACTGTTGATTCTGCACAAGACATGGTAGTAGGCACTGCAAAAGGTGTTGGTGCTGGTTCTGCTACTCTGGTAGAAGGCATTGCTAAAGACATCCGCACAGCGTCTGAGTGACTAAATGCTCGCCGAAATCGCAGCAGCGAACGCAGCCTTTAAAGTCATTAAGATTGCCATTAGTAATGGTAAGGAATTGTATGACTGCTCTGAAGCGGCTACTAAGTATTTTAACAATAAAAGTGCAATAGCAAAACGTGTAGCGTCTAAGGGCAAGAGTGACTTAGACGCATTCATGGCTCTTGAGAAGATTAAAGAGCAAGAGGTTTGGCTGAAGGATTACATGGTATACGCCGGTCGTCCTGATATGTATACCGACTGGCTGAATTACCAAGCAGAGTGTCGTAGGAACAGAGAAAAGGAAGAACGTCTTGCAGCGGCTAAGAGACGTGAGAACTTAAAGTTAATCAAACAGTTTGTTACCATAATGGGTATAGCGTTAGCGGGGCTTCCTGTTTTGATATACTTAATCATTTACTTAGCGAGCCTTTAAAGGATTTAAACATGGTTGAAGAAACAAAAGAAGTTGTAGACATAGCCGCAGCCTCCACAGGTATACTAGCGTTAGCCGCTTGGCTACCACCAGTCGCCTCTATATTTACAATCGTTTGGTTGGGTATTAGAATATACGAGTCAGACACAGTACAACAGCTAGTACACGGTAAAAAACTACTTGACAAACAAGACTAAATAGTGTATAATATGAGTATACTTAAATCTTTAATACAGCCCGTAACGAGCATACTGGATAAGTTTATACCTGATGCTGACGTCAAGCAAAAGATAGCGCATGAAATTGCAACAATGGCGCAGAGACATGCACACGAAAGTGCAATGGCACAGATAGAGGTAAACAAAGCTGAAGCAGGGCATAAAAACTTATTTGTCGCAGGTTGGCGTCCGGCTGTCGGCTGGGTATGCGTGCTTTCTATGGCGAGTAACTTCTTGGTTATACCGATGGCAAATTTTGCGCTGGCTCTTACCGATTCTACAGTCAGCATTCCCCTTATAGACTTGTCAACCATGATGCCAGTTCTTATGGGTATGCTAGGATTGGGTGCGTTACGTACCGTAGAGAAAACTAAAGGGGTAAAGAATGGCACTACCTAAACCAGACCCAAGTCGCTATCGTGGCGGTAGTAGAAGTCGTTACTACAGAGAAGACTTAGCAGCGTGGGAAGCTAAACAAAAAACTACACCTGACTACACAATACAGCCTGTGGGTGCCGAAGAAGTTGTTAGCCTTGCCAGTTCGTTTGACGAGGAAGCTGACCCCTTTGTCCCTCTTGTAGATTTAGACGCTTTAGCTGATAGTGATTTTACTTTTAATTTGGACTTGTCGGGTCTAAATCAAATGTTTGAACCCGAAACTACTCTCGGCGAGGGTGTAACAGAAGAAAGACTAGAAAGTTTTGGTGTTCAGTTACAGGAAGATATGTTAGCCAATATAGGCAAAACAAGAGCAGACTTTGACGAAGAAACCTTAGCAGACCCCATTAAGTTTAATACTGAATATCAACAACTGCTTACAGAACAGAACCAAGAAAACAGAAGCCAGCTTTATTCTCTATATAAAGAAGATGAAGCAGCTTTCAGAGAAGCTTATGACGCTGCTGATACTGGCTCTCAGCTGTCTTTTTTACATCAATTATATGATGAAGAGTCTTTACCTAGAGAAGAATACTTAAAGTTATCTGCTCAGATTTTAACAACAAATGCTTCTGATACTTTTGATGAAAACAAAACTTATTTTGTACAGAACAATAAACTGTATGAAGTGCCAACTAATTTTACTGACAGTGATGATGCTTTATTCTTCGCAAGGGAAGTAGTACTTTTTCCTGACCAAGAACACAGAGCAACCTCTGAGCATTATTTAGCGTCTGATGATGAAAACTTTTTAAGGGCGTTAGGAAGCACCAACGACGAAAGCGCAGATACTAGCTCTAGTTGGGTAAAGGCGCGTGACGGTGTTATTGTTCCTATGGCACGTACTGCTGCTGCCATAGCAACAGGTGGTAAATCAGAACAGCTTTACTCTGCTATTCGTTTAGCATCAGGTGAAACACTACACGGTTCTGATTACGCTAATCTGGTTATTGGTGGTTTGGAACAAGCAGGTATTATTGCTCCCAATGCAACAACGATAGACCCAGCCACAGGACAAGAGATTATTGTACCGGGAACTGGCTTGGGTAATTTTACTCATGGTCAAACAACACAGCTGATTGAGGCAATAGGTAACCAAGACCCACTGAGTGCTGCTTTAGCAGTTGGTGGTAACAATTTGATTACTGATAACTTGGAAGCTATCGGTATCCCGACTGAACTTGCTAACGACCCTGACTTTATTGAAGGAACAATAGCAGCCTTAGAAACAGCGGTGTCAGGCGGTAACTTACAAGAGTCTTTGGAAGATGGTTTAATAGAATACATAACTGAGGGTGGTGGTTTCGGAGGTGTTCCTGATATAGCTGTCGGTGACCTTTCTTCCGTTTTAGACCCTATCGTGGAAGTAGTACAGAACGTAGGAGACGCTTTAGAGCCTATCTTTGATGGTGTCGAAGACGTAGCCCAAGTAGTTGGCGATGTAGTCGAGGATGTTATCATTGACCCAGCGGACGACATACTAGACTTACTCGGTAGTGAGGTAGTTGACCCTATCCTTCAAGCGGTAGAACCTATCGCGGCAGTAGTCGAAGATGTTATTATTGACCCGATAGATGATGCTCTTGACTACGTAGGTTCTGAGTTCGTAGACCCTGCTATACAGGCTGCTGAAGATGTAGCACAGGAAGTAGGGGACGTTATTGAAGACTACGTTGTAGACCCTGTAGATGATGTCTTAGACTTTGTGGGTGAAGAGATTGTAGACCCTGTTGCACAAACCATCGGAGACGTTGCGGAAGACGTAGTTCAGACGACTGGTGATGTAGTGGAAGACGTTGCACAGGTCATAGGCGATGCTGTTGAAGAAGGTGTTGTAGACCCCGTAGACGATGTTTTAGACTACATAGGTGAAGAGTTTGTAGACCCAGCATTACAGGCAGGAGAAGACGCTCTACAGGTCACAGGAGACGTTCTGGAAGACATAGGACAGTCAGCTGGTGATATTATTGAAGACGTAGCTCAGGACACAGGAGCGGCTGTAGAGGACGTAGCGCAGGTTGTTGGTGATGTAGTTGAGGACGCAGGGCAAGTTGTAGGTGATGTCGTAGAGACAGTAGTTGATGCTATACCTGAAGTAGACTTACCAAGCGTAGACTTGCCTAGCATAGACTTACCTAATATTAATCTTAACTTACCACAAATAACCATGCCTTCGTTTATGGCTTCACCGCGAGCAGGCACAAGAACTACGGATACTTTGTTTAAGGATATGTTGCAGTTTGAAACAGAAATAACAGCAGCTCCACAGATACAAAGGCTAGGACAACAGCCTCTAATGCCAGTTGCTCAAGTCCCAACGGCACCTGTGTTACCACAAACAAACATACTAGGACAGTTTTTACAACCAACACAAGCAACACAACGTAGACCGCAGGGTTTATTAACAGGAAGAAGGGTTTAATTAATGACATACTTACAGATAGTAAACAGTGTACTGCGTCGGCTCCGCGAGGAGGAGGTAAGCACTGTAGCACAGAACAGCTACTCTAAACTGATAGGAGAGTTTGTTAATGATGCAAAAAGAACTGTAGAGGACGCTTACGACTGGACTGCATTGCGTACCGAGCTTCCTGTGTCTCTTGTTGCTGACACTACTACATATTCTTTGACAGGCTCAGGCACTAACTTGAAGGTCTTTAACGTTGTTGATGAGACTTCTAAGAACTTTGTACAATACCGTGGTGCTGCTTGGATGGATAATGCTAACTTAGTAACTCCTCCACCGTCGGGCAAGCCTCAGTACTATTGCTTCAAAGGTGTAGACACTAATGGTGATGACACTGTTGAGATTTATCCTAACCCAGACAAAGCGTACACCTTGACATTTAACTCTGCTGTACGTACTGCTGACTTTACTGAAGATACTGACAAGCTCACAGTTCCCTCTTTGCCGGTGACTCAACTGGCTACAGCGTTGGGTGCTAGGGAGCGTGGAGAAACTGGTGGAACAAGCGCCGCTGAATTGTTTGCTCTGGCTGATGTCTCTTTGTCCGACGCCATTGCTTATGACTCAGCCAAACACCCCGAAGAAACTATCTGGTATTCATAATGGCTCAACAATTACAGAACATTACAGTAGCAGCGCCGGGATTCTATGGCCTTAACACAGAGGATTCACCTATTGGTGGTAATCCTTCGTTTGCGTCTATCGCAGACAACTGTGTTATTGACAAGTTGGGTCGTATCGGTGCAAGAGAAGGCTGGGAGGAAGTCAGTACCAACGGTTCCTCCGTACTAGGGACTAGCCGTGGTATTGAAACAGTGTACGAATACATTGATTCTTCCGGCGATAAATATATACTGTCAGCAGGTAACAACAAAATATTTACAGGGACTACAACACTAACGGACGCGACACCCGCAGGTTACACTCCCACAGCTAACAACTGGAAAGTTGTGACTCTAAACGACCATGTGTATTTGTTCCAACGAGACCATGAGTACGTGCTTGGCAGCGACCACGAGGGTTCTTTTGTATTGGAAGAACACTCAGCACACACACACGCGACAGGTACACCACCAGAGGCTAATGAAGTTTTAGCAGCTTACGGTAGACTTTGGGCGGCTGATGTTACTGGTAATAAGCACACAGTATACTGGTCTGATTTGTTAAATGGACATCACTGGTCAGGCGGTACTTCAGGTTCGTTAGACGTCACGACTGTATGGCCTACGGGCTTTGATGAGATAACAGCCTTAGCAGCTCACAATGGCTTTCTAATCATCTTTGGCAAGAAGTCTATACTGGTGTACTCCGGTGCTACTTCTCCGGCCTCTATGACCCTTGTAGACACTGTAGAGGGCGTTGGTTGTATCGCTCGTGACTCAGTACAGCACACAGGCAAAGACATTCTCTTTTTGTCTAATTCAGGTGTACGTAGTTTCGAAAGGGTTATACAAGAAAAGTCCCTACCTATGCGCGACATCAGTAAGAATGTACGTACTGATTTAATGTCATTAGTAGTTTTACAAAGTAATCCTATAAAGTCTATGTATAGTTCTGACAATGCTTTCTATGTGTTGACACTTCCTGACAGCAACACTGCATATTGTTTTGATATGAGAACACCACTAGAGGATGGTTCTCAGCGCGCTACTACTTGGTCAAGCCTCTACCCTTTGTCGTTTACTGTTCTTGAAGACGGTACTGTTTACATAGGTAAA